AGGGTTTTTCATTTCATTAGCAACATACATTTGATTCTGCTTTGAATATTGCCCCAAGGTATTAATCACAGCAGTGGCATTACCACCACGTTTAAAGTTATCCTCAATCGTTCTCACATCCTCTTTAGGTATAGGATGAGCAATACCAAAACCATGAGTGTTAGCATAAGCCACACTTTTATCTACGTAATCATTTTTATTCTTGGCAATATCAGCTTTAATGCTATTAACTTCATCCGTATTGCGCGGATCAGTCATGCGAAGCTTGTTGTCCAAATAAGCTTGCTTATCAGCATAATCTTTGACAATAGCGCCTCCTATCGTTGTGCGCGACATAAGCTTCTGAGAATTACCCTCGTTCCAATCTTTTATATAATTCTTTAAATATTTTCTTTCTTCAACAGAAGAATAATCTGTTTTACCTTCTAAATCTGCAACCTTATTTCGAATAGTGGCTAATGTTGCATTTGAGTTAATAAGCGAATCTGCATTATTAACCCCATTAATACCTAGCGTATAATGTTGACGCTGATTAGGTGTAAACTTTTCAACTGTTTCAAAATCCGGCAATTGATGATTGTGAATGCCATTCATTGCACCCTGAAATGAACGATCAGATGCATCATGATTTACTGCCCATCGTACATTTTCATCAGTGGGATAATTAACATTATTTGTTTTATTCGGTTCAAATGGATTATATTGTCGCTTATGAAATTCTTGTGCTGAATGATTTTCTAAGTTGCTATAAGTTTCATGTAGTCCTTTTGCTAAATCTACCGCCGCTTCCATTGATTTTAAAGCATTACCAGCCTGCAAAGGCGTTAATGATCCGGTTAAGGCTAATGACTTTAAGTGCTCAATCATCGAATTGTGGATATTTTCAAATTCTTTGCTATCAGGTTTATTAGCAGCTTGCTTCAAAGCATTTAATTGTGCAGGCCAATTTTTATAATGTTCATATGCAAGGCCAATTTGAGCTTGTTTGGCTGTGGCTTTAACCCCTTCTAACTCAACAGCATTTAAAGTTTGCGCACCATAATGATTTAACTTAGTCCTATCACCAGGATTAACATAAGCAATTGCGCCCACCTTCTCAACACTATCTCGCATTGTTTGAACATGCTTATCAGCATTAGCAGGATCAGTTAATATCAATTCCTGTGTACTTAATTTCAATTGATCAATGTTAGCCACAGAGGAAAGATACATCGAATTACTTTTTTCTGTGTGTATTGTTTTAACCGCTTCGGTTGCCTTTTCACCGAGCGACCCCAACACTTTCGCAAACGCTTCGTAGCCTTCTGCGCCGCTAGTGGCATTTGAGCCTTGCAATATCGGTTGAGAGTTATCTAAAGTAGGTATCTTAGCCATTTAGAATCTCCCTATTTAGATTTAGTAGGCATCTTTTGATATGCCCCAATACTCGCAGAAGCAAATGAGGCTGTATCACCAAAAAGTTGCGCATATAATGAATTACGTACGTTTTGTTTTTCTTTTTTAATGTTGGCCTGAATGATATCGCCTTCAATATCAATATTAGCCTGATTCTTAGCACCTATATTAAAAGTATCACGTTGAATAGCATTAAAACTAGGGGATGAGAAAGCAGTACCAGTTGTGGTCATGTGCGCAATCTGTGCGTCAAGAACCTTTTCCATGACATCATAATTTTGAAGGGTTTTTTGTTGAGTTTGTAATTTAGTTTGAGCGGCTTGTAAATCAAGCGCCCCTTCTTTTTCTTGAGCAGCTTTTGCTTCAAAACCCATCTTGCCAGCAGTTGCAACCGTAGCTAAGACAATAGCAGCGACTTCGATACCCATCCTTGGATCTCCCTTTGAACTATATTACAGCAGCATCAATCTGATAACCGATACTTGTAACCTGCAAATCAAAAGGCGAAGATTGCGTAATAGAAATAATCGGGTTGCCATTATTATCGAATCTATTCCATCCTTCGAATGGATCGATAATTGCAGTGTCCGTCTGCGGTTCCAAAGGCAATCCAGCCTGTATATCAGCAAAATTCTGATATGGTATCAGATTACCATTTACTTCGAAGTCTAGCGAGAGGTAGTAATCAATGTATATACGTTGAACCTGTTTCTTAAACGGACTGGCTGTAGCCTCTATATAGGGGTACATCGGTATAATTTCCACATCATATAGTAGTCCGACCTGAACTGAGTCAGCGATAGCATTAGGATTGGTTACCACTATTTGTCCTGCACTTACTAAGTATTGTCCAAAATCCTGATTCATGTACGTAACTTGAACGGTATAGCCATTAAAGAATGATAATCCCGTTACCAAACCACTGGCTTGCATTGATGCATTAATCTGTCCGTCAATACGCGTACTATCATCTAATAAGTCAATCGAGTATTGCTCAGTTAAATTATAAAACTTAAGGATATAAATCTGGTTATCTATAGATACAATATCAATCAAATCAACATAAGGCTGAAAGAAAACAGGGGTCAAAGCCGCTAACTTATACTCTGTAGCGAACTGAAACGATGTTAGCGAATTATCAATAGGGTTAATAAAGTAAAGGTAGTTGTCCTGAGACGTATCAGAACCCCGTAAAAGCGCCCTATTAGTTGGTTGTTTAACCAAGTGTAGAGAGGCAGCACTGATATTACTTGAGGTATATGTCAACCCAATACCGTTAAAATGATAGTTAATGAACGATTTACCACTGCGTGAGGCGTAATATGAATCATTAATATAAGTAATAGGCTTTAATAGTTTCGATGAACCATAAGCTGATTGCTGTCTAATGGAAAAAGTTGAAGGTGTTAGTGCGGCATTTTGATCTTGAGGACATGCAAATTCAAGGTTCAAGCAGAAGATTTCCATTTGCTTACCACCATTCATCCACAAGATCGCGCCACTATTGGTCACACCAACTGTGTAAATGATGGCATCAGTATCGGAACCAATACCCACATCAAAATTAATAGGGGAGTTAATGCGCGATCCAAAGATGGTACTGGGCAGTGAGGCAGTATTAGCAAACCAAAGGCGATTTTGAAAGAAGAGAACCTTTGCTGGATAACCAAGCGCTGCCGTCCAAGCGTTTTGTTTGATTGAATATTGCGACCCCTGTGTCGCATATCCCACTGTTTGAAAGGGAATTTGGACAATAGCGGTAAAGGTTACAGAACCAGTTCCAGCAGGGTTGTACACAACATTAGTAATAATAGCATAACCAATAGGCGCAATTTCAGAAGCACCGCCCCCAATAATTTGACCATCGATCCACGCAGCAGTAAATCCGGGGTTAGTAGCACCCACACCCGTAAGTGTGAAAGTAAGAATATTACCAGCAACACTTAGCATTACCCCATAATTATTGTAATTAATATTATTGTAATCATAAGCTGGAAATGGATATATATTCAATTTTGCATATGCAAATGTTGGAAATCCAGGTGAATTATAAGCTGCGATATATAGACGTGCGGGCGGATAAAGACCATTAGAAAAAACAATAGAATCATTATCTTGCGTATAATCTAAATTATCTAAATCATTTGTTGTGTAGGGCGTTGCAACAGAAGTCACAAAATTTAATGAATTTGAAAATGCCACCACGTCCGTACTGTAGGCAGTCACGACCTGATCACCCGTATCAGTCACTACATAAACCTGATTATTTGATGGCGCACTAAAGATATAAAAAACTAAATTGGCTGATAGCACCACATAATAATTTTGAAAGTTATCAACAAACTCATACATATGTGAATTAGGTTGCGCTTGTCCGGTTGGGTTAAACAGTTGCGAAGAGCCTCTGCGTTTCTTTACTAACCCAGTCGTGCCAACTTCTGCATTTAATAAACTTTGCGCACAAGCTAAATACTCTTGAACATCAGTACGCTTCCAAGTAACGACATCCACTTCACCGAAGTTAAACATTGTTTGTCGGATCATCTTCTCAGACATGATTCACCGCCTAAACAAATGTAATACGATCAAAATCATTGTAAGGCGTGCTTAGCACTGACCTTTCCATATCGTTCTGCATAATAGCCTTCGTTCTTGCCTTGTAATATTCCTGCTCAAGATAAGAAGCTAGTTTCATATTATTAGTAACACCAGGTGCCGCCTTAGCAGCCGCGTACAATACTAGCTGCCGCGCAACAAGCGGCGTCCAATTCTCAAATGGCACATCATTCGCTATATAGTAGTACTGAACCGGTAGCGTGTTCGCTAACAGCATCCCGTCCCATATAGCATATAACGGCCACTGCGCACCCGTTGTTGCCCACTTGTAAAATTTTCCGTAATTCCCTGGAAGTTGATATGAGTAGACGTAATCCGGACTAAATTGCGTAGTTTCAGGTGAATAATTTGCAACGTAGACAACGGCAAAATTCCAGTTGTAATCAAGCAATACCTCTTGATATAGCTCTAATATTTTTAACGATACCGCGTGCGCGGCTGGATTATCGTAAACAGTCACCACAGGCGGTCGCCCTAGCTCAGATAATGCTCTATTAGTTAAATCGAGCAAAGATGGCATCGGTTACTCCAAAAAAAAGGGGGCGATGAGACCCCCAAGCCTAGTGACATGAAAAAATTACAATACTTCAAAGCCTAAAATCACCGTACCGTTTAACGCCGTAGATGCTGTGTTGTTATAGATCGTGATCGTTGCCGATCCAGATCCAGGCACCGCATTAAAACTCATATTAGCGACAGTATTTGTACCACCCATCCAACTTACAAGCAGGACTGAGGAGGCGCTGATTTGCGTGTTAGTCAAAGTAATAGCGTAGGTAGCCCCGCCTGCAGTCGTCAAGGCAGGAGTCGTCAAGACGCCCGCTTGTTTGCTGACTGTGGCAGCACCACCTGTAGTGGTTGCAACACCCTTTGCTGCAAATAGTGAGCCTGTGAGCTGACCACCTGCCAATGGCGCACCACCAAGGTTAGCCAAAGAAGCGGATGGAGATTGCACATCCGCTAAATTATTGGCTGCAACTAAGTAAGTGCCTGCTTGAATGCCTTCAGCAGCAACAGTGGATAAGTAATTAAGCACTGAAGCCCCTGGGTTGGCGCTGGATAAAATCGTGAGGGAACCAGCGCCAGGGGTTACCTTCTCAATCTCAGCCGCATTAGCTTGTGAAGCCCAGTCTGCCGTAACAATACTTGATGTAGTAATGTTGGCATCGGTAATTGTGGTCGTAGCCGAGCCACCCGCATTGACATAGGTAGCCCCATAGAAGCCTAACGCTAGAAGAGGCGCAGAAGGTAATAACGCAACATATTCGATAATTGATGCACCAGGATTTGCTGTCGCGACAATTGTGATAAATCCTGCACTTGCAACTACACTTTTGATTTGCGCAGCATTAACCTGACTTGCAAAGTTAGCATTAACAATCATGGATGCAGTGATCAAAGGATTAGTAATTACAATTGTTGCAGAACCACCAATGTAACTATACTGAGCTGCAAACACACCTTGGCCTTGCAATGCCACAGACGGCAAAATAGATATATATTCTATGACCGATGACCCAGGATCGCCGCTAAACACAATAGTAACGCTGCCATTTGCAGGCTGTACAGTCTGCACAATAACGGGGTTAGCACTGGATTGTAAGCGAGCTATCACAACGCTATTTGGCGAAATAGTAGCATCCGTAATGGTAGCCGTAGCACTACCACCAGCATTAGTATAAACGGCTGAGTGAACACCATAAGCAGCGATATTAATCTGTGTGCTCGATTTTGGTATCAAGTTCCAATTACCCAAACCAGGATCGTATTGAACACCAAAGCTTCCAAATAAAGATGATTCACCAATATTTAATGGGAACACACTTCCATCAGAATAGTTGATATCAAAAACATCATTAGCCTTAACAATTTTCTGTTTATCATTAAGATAACCAGCGGCAATGATTGTAGCTAAGCTGTCAGTCGTAGATGCAATGAATCGTGCGGGCGCACTACCTTCTAGTCCTTCTGTTACCGCACCAAACGTTTGAAAATTTGACATATTGAATCTCCCTGAAAAAATTATTGAGCAACGTATGGATTGTTATCGGCAATCAAACAAAGACCATTAGCTTGAATGACCATTGCACCAGAAGTCATCACAGTTAAAAGTTCCCAACGGTCATTTTGCGGAACCCATGTGATACTCGTCATAACATCTCGGTTAAATATTTGAACCATGGCTTCTTTGTTCACAAGAGGAACAAGATAAGTATTGATACCGCCAGCAGTTGTATAAGGAATTGTATTGATACCATTAGATCCTAATGTGCGAATATCAACGCCAAGGTAAGAAACTAATTGGTTATCAACTAATGGACGGCGATCATTATAAAAAATACTAACCACTTTGTCGTCATTTAATAATGATTGTTTGGTAATGGCTGGCAACCACAAAGAACAAGAGTGATTCATTACTTCAACACCTTGATCTTCAAGATAGGATAAACCGTTCGCCATCTTAGCTTCATTCATACCCGTGTTAACGCCAACCGTCACAGGTACCGTATAAATTAAATTGAAACCTGGATAAGTGAAGAGCGAATTAATTTTAATATAATCACACATACGACCTGCCGCTTTCGCATGCAACTTCGCATGATCAACAATTTTGTCATAAGCAAACAGAGTCTTTTCACCACCACCAATAACAGTCTTGAGTGCATAGTTGTAAGGCACGATCATGACATTAGTTGGATTAACAGGGGTAACT